CTATTCATTTTCATAGCTAACCATCAGATGACCCCTTTCATCAATCCGAAATGTTGGCGTCTTCCCATCCGCCCCCTTTGGACCCTGCGGACCAGTTTCACCTTTCGGCCCCTGTGGCCCGGTGGCTCCTGTTTCTCCTTTTTGTCCCTGTGAACCTGTTTCACCTTTTGGACCCTGTGGGCCTTGAATCTTTCCCACATTATTCCATGT